ACAAGTCCACCTGCTTGAGTAGCAGAAGCGGTCATCAATAACATAACGATAGGAAGTAATTTCTTCATAACGTATAATATTTGGATCTGATATATTTAGTTGGTGTGCCTATGTTCAAAGTGGCACAGATTACTTGACAGATTTTAACAATTGCTATATACTATGTAAAGATTCATTACAAAACGTATCATGACTGTAACAACTGAAGACGGTGGACGCACAAACATGTGGGCTACAGAACCCCGCATGTATGTAGATCCCACAGAAGCAGAGCGTTATGGGTATGAGACTCATGCTGACCGTGCTGAAAAAGCAAATGGTCGCTGGGCAATGCTCGGCATTATTGCTGGTGCTATCTCGTATGCCATCACAGGCAACTTCTTTTTTGGAGTAGCTTGACAATGGCGGCATCATTCTTTACAATGGTAAGTGTCGTGTTCATAGTGGCACTGGCATATTCTATAGAACAACTTTCTGAAACATACTAATGGCTTTTAATATCACTGCTAAGGCACCAGATGGAACTGAATCTGTTTTCCCATGTGAGGACGATCAGTATATCCTTGACGCTGCTGAAGAAGCAGGTGTAGATATCAATTACTCTTGTCGTGCTGGTGCTTGTTCATCTTGTGCTGGTAAACTAGAGAGTGGTTCTGTTGATCAGAGCGATCAGTCTTTCTTAGATGATGATCAAATGGAATCTGGTTTTATTCTGACCTGCGTATCTTATCCTACTAGTGATTGCGTAGTCTTGACCGATCAGGAAGAGAGTCTTTACTGATGAATCTTACACAAGATGATCTTTGGGAAACAATTCACACTCTCGGTTGGAATGTCAGAGATGACAATATTGTAATAGAGATTGGTGGTACACAGGTATCTGGTATCTACCAAGGTGAAGAGTACAACAAAAAGTGGGCAGCCCAATACGGGGATCGCAAATATAATAAGGATGCATTCATCGTCCTTAAAAATCTATCCAGGAATGATGACACTAAGTCTCAACCCATGGATAGACCACACGAACCTCATCATTCAAAGACATCAGACATTGTTGTCAACATGGACGGCGGTGTAGGTGGTTCTTGGGAAGTTAAGGAGGAAGATGACAAATCCTAACGCTCTCTATGAAGACATGGAGAAACTGAATGCCCTTTACGAAGAACTCTGCTGGGGGCATGATGATGAGTTAGTATTCCAAATCGAATATCTAACAGGCAAAGGCAGAATTATTATCAAAAACAAATCACAGGAGCAAATCAAATGAAATTCGGATTCACACCTGAGGCAGAAGTCCTCAACTCACGTCTAGCAATGCTTGGTTTCATCATCGCTGTTGGAACTTATGCAACTACAGGACAAATTATTCCAGGAGTATGGTAAATGTTAATATTCGCATCAGGTCTAGTACTTCTTTTTATTATTAACGCAGTCCTATCTGATATTGATATTGATGATGACGATGACATGGGACCAGGCATGATGGTGCCTGTTACCAACCCTGCCTAAATAAAACATATCGTCGCCGCCTAAAGGGACCTCTGCCACATAACAGAAGGTCCCTTTTTTATTGTCCGAATTAAAATAAGTAATGATTGATACACAAATGTTCCATATCTACGACAAGGAGACTAGTAAACCTGTCAAAGTGTGTATGACAGTTGAAGAACTGGAACAAATGATAGCAAAAAGAGAGGTGGATTGGAAGCACTGGGAGGTAGAAACGTGCTATACTGATCTCAGTTCGGAAGACCCCTCCTACTAGTTGAGTATAATCACTCATCTTTCAGGGGTTGACGGGCATAGCACAACCTGCTATAATAAATAGGTTAGCAAGTTAAGGAACCAACACATTTCTTAACGCTTCTTAACACCCCACAAACCAAGACCTCTAGGGTGTATAAAAACGTCTTTCATACCTGCTGCTGAGGGTGCAACAGGCATATTTTATTAGTGTTTCCCTACACTCATATCTAACCCTTTTCAAAACAATGGCTTCAACTCTTTCAAGACAACAATCAACCTCCTCGTGGGAACAGTTCTGCGAGTGGGTAACGTCCACCAACAATCGTTTGTATGTTGGTTGGTTCGGTGTGCTGATGATTCCTACGTTGCTTGCTGCAACTATCTGTTTCATCGTTGCTTTCGTAGCAGCACCTCCCGTCGATATTGACGGCATCCGTGAACCCGTCGCTGGTTCACTCATGTATGGAAACAACATCATCTCTGGTGCTGTTGTCCCAAGTTCAAACGCAATTGGTCTACACTTCTACCCCATCTGGGAAGCAGCATCACTCGATGAGTGGCTGTATAACGGTGGTCCTTTCCAACTGGTAGTCTTCCACTTCCTTATCGGCATCTATGCCTATATGGGACGTGAGTGGGAACTTTCTTACCGTCTAGGTATGCGTCCATGGATCTGTGTTGCATACTCTGCACCAGTCGCTGCTGCGAGTGCAGTATTCCTCGTCTATCCTTTCGGTCAAGGTTCTTTCTCTGATGCTATGCCTCTTGGTATCTCTGGTACTTTTAACTACATGCTTGTATTCCAAGCAGAACACAACATCCTTATGCACCCGTTCCATATGCTCGGTGTTGCTGGGGTATTCGGTGGATCTCTTTTCTCTGCTATGCACGGAAGTCTCGTTACTTCCTCGCTTGTTCGTGAAACAACTGAGACAGAGTCACAGAACTATGGTTATAAGTTCGGACAAGAAGAAGAGACCTATAACATCGTCGCAGCACATGGCTACTTCGGTCGTTTGATCTTCCAATATGCATCCTTTAACAACTCACGCTCTTTGCACTTCTTCCTTGCTGCGTGGCCGGTTGTCGGCATCTGGTTCACTGCTCTTGGCGTGTCAACCATGGCGTTCAACCTCAACGGTTTCAACTTCAACCAGTCCATCCTTGACGGTCAAGGACGTGTCCTTAACACATGGGCGGACGTATTGAACCGTGCAGGTTTGGGTATGGAAGTTATGCATGAGCGTAACGCACACAACTTCCCACTCGACCTTGCTGCTGCTGAGTCTACACCTGTAGCACTTGTAGCACCTTCTGTCGGTTGATCATTCAACCTGTGGTATAACTGAGGGGTCTTCGGACCCCTATTTTTTTCTTTATTATTGTAAAGTTTTATGTCTACGGTAAACAAAAAATGACAACTTCAACACTAACAACACCAACTAGGGGGTGGTTCGATGTCCTGGACGACTGGCTTAAACGCGACCGCTTTGTATTTGTGGGCTGGTCTGGACTACTACTTCTTCCCACTGCTTATCTTGCCATTGGCGGTTGGCTTACTGGCACAGCTTTTGTCACGAGTTGGTACACCCACGGTCTTGCTTCTTCCTATCTTGAAGGTGCTAACTTTCTTACGGCAGCTGTCTCGACGCCTGCTGATGCTATGGGTCATTCTCTTCTTCTACTTTGGGGTCCTGAGTCTCAGGGGAATTTCCAGCGGTGGTGCCAACTTGGGGGACTCTGGAATTTCGTGGCTCTCCACGGTGCCTTCGCCCTAATTGGATTTATGCTACGCCAGTTTGAACTGGCACGTCTCATTGGTATCCGTCCTTACAATGCTATTGCATTCTCTGGTCCTATCGCTGTCTTTGTCAGCGTCTTCCTTATCTATCCACTGGGTCAGTCTTCATGGTTCTTTGCTCCTTCCTTTGGGGTAGCAGCAATCTTCAGGTTCCTATTGTTTCTTCAGGGTTTCCACAACTGGACCCTCAACCCCTTCCATATGATGGGAGTTGCTGGTATACTAGGTGGAGCATTGCTATCAGCAATCCATGGCGTAACTGTGGAGAACACACTGTATGAAGATGGAGAACAAGCAAACACCTTTAAGGCATTTGATTCAACGCAAGAGGAGGAGACTTATTCTATGGTCACTGCAAACCGCTTCTGGTCGCAGATCTTCGGCATTGCGTTTTCTAACAAGCGGTGGCTTCATTTCTTTATGTTGTTTGTGCCTGTTATGGGTCTATGGACATCCTCTATTGGCATTATTGGTCTTGCTCTCAATCTTCGTGCTTACGATTTCGTAAGTCAAGAGATTCGTGCAGCAGAAGATCCTGAGTTCGAGACGTTCTACACAAAGAACATCCTATTGAATGAAGGACTACGTGCATGGTTGGCACCTGCCGATCAACCACATGAAAACTTCATCTTCCCTGAAGAAGTTCTACCACGAGGTAACGCACTGTGATTAAATCACTCTTCAGTTTTATATTTGCTGCGGTGATGTGGGTACAAGTCCCACAGTGGAGCGATGACTGGAGTAAGTGCGCTGTTGATGTACCAGACACAGCTTGTCATTGGTACATCACAGCACCTGATAGCACCATGGGTGTTGGGTTTAGTTGGGAGAATGCTCCCTGGTTCAGTGCTGAAGGTCTCCTAGACATTGGAGAACTTCACAATACAGTTCAATCACTACAGGAGGCATGATGAATAGTTTTGAAGTCTTTCTTTACTTTACATGCTTCGCTCTTATTGCTGGTGGTGCATTCGCTATGATGTGGGCTAACATTCAATCTATTAACATAGAGATGAGGACTCCTCCCAAACCAAAGCATCCTGAAGCACCACAAGCAGGTGAGGAATTGATGTATGTAGATCTATCCAGAGAAAAACTGGAAGATCTCTACAATAAATAAAACAAATCTAAAATTATTATGTCTTGTAATCTTCGCGATAAAATGTTGGATGCTCTACTTGCTGATGCTCAAGGTAATATTGCCAAAGCAAAAGCAAACGTAGAAGTATATCTACACAATCCTGTAGGTATTGGTGAGCATCCAGATGTACTGGGTGCTATTCAAGAACAGCTAGATATCATCGCTCATGAAGAAGAACGTATCGAAGTTATCGGTAAGCACTTCACTGCACCTTTCTAGAGGATGTTGTGGTGCTGGGTGTCGCGACTGCCCGTTTAGACCACCTCCTAGACCGTCTAGCACTCCTTGACAGGGGTGCTTTTTTATTATATAATACATATGTTAGTCACTTGCTTTTTATGGAAATTAAATTTTATTCCACTTCTGGATGTCGCTACTGTGAAAAGTTAAAGGAACTTTTTGAACGTGCTAATATCAATGACTACCAAGATATTAGAGCAACGTCAGCAGAAATGAAAAAAGATTATCCCAATGCAACATCCTTTCCATATGTTATTATTGATGGTGAAGAGGTTGGTGGTTTAGTGGAGACTGCTAAATTTTTCTTGGAAAATGGATTAGTTTCTGCGCCAAAAAAGTGAAAGATCTTAAAATAAATAAAGGTATAGAACTTATGCTTCGGGGGGCGAAGGCAGAAAAGGAAGAAGCGAAACCCCCATCAAAAGGTATCGCTATCACTAGGTTTTTTACCCTACTAAAGCGAAGAGTCTATTTCAACTTTGAACTTTTGTGGGACAGCAAGCAAACTTAAATTGGAGTTGAACCAATGACGCAAGCAACCATTGTTTATTTCTCAGCAA